CAGTATCAATACATATATTGCCGAACAGGTGGCCGATAAGTACATTTGGAAATANATGTACACNCTNTCGGANGAAGANAAGCTTCGTTTCACAACNTCTAACTTTATTCCAGTTCGTACATTAACAGAAGATAATGGAACATTGCAGTGGCACGTTCAAAACAGTGCCGGACAAGGATCAATTGGATCAATAAAGATTGTAAATGCAGGATCTAATTATTCAACAGTTAATCCTCCTACAATCACTATCACAGGTGATGGCACAGGAGCTGAAGCTATTGCAACTGTTAATGCAACATCACTCGGTGTAGAAAGTATTTTGATTACAAACAAGGGTCAAAATTACACACGCGCTAATGTAACTTTTGCCTCCGCTGTGGGTGGTGGCGCTTCAGCCAGAGTTATTATGAGTCCTGCAGGTGGTCATGGCGCTAATCCTGTAGAAGAACTCGGAGGATCTTTTGTTATTATCAATCCAAGATTAAGAGGATCAGAATCGGGTGTCATAGACACTCAAAACGAAATTAGACAGATAGCATTAATTAAAAATCCTATATTGAGAGATGGAACTACAATAGCTTCTGAAGTGGTATACTCACAAACAACAAAGGTAATTGTGCAAAAAGAAGGCGACAACTACGAAGAAGACGAGTATGTTTTTCAAGGATCAGATTTAGAGACTGCGACATTTAAAGGTAGAGTTGTAAGTTGGAATTCTGCACAGAATATTTTAGATTTGGTAGATGTTTCTGGAACTTTAACATCCCAAGGCGGTGTCTTACAAGGCAGCATATCAAATGCTGGTCGTCTACACTTAAGTAGTATTGATAAATCGTTTACTCCATATACAGGAACTTTATTGTATATAAATAATATTACGCCAATCCAAAGAGCTACAGATCAGACCGAAGATTTTAAGATTGTAGTTTCATTTTAATTCCAGTGAAGAGGAAAAAGACTAAATGGCATTCATCGTTGATGTTTACGCAAACACACCAGGTTCAGAATACGCAAATACAGAGCAATACAACATATCGACAGATTTGAATGTAACTCCATATTATGACGATTATGATGCTAAGAAAGAGTATTACAGAATCCTCTATAAGCCTGGTTTTGCCGTCCAAGGCCGCGAACTTACTCAAATGCAGACAATTCTGCAAAAGCAGATTACGCGATTTGGTAGACATATATTCCAAGAAGGCACTATCGTTATTCCTGGTAATTTCCAGTTATTTGCAAATAACGATTCTTCAACAGGCGCTTTGGATTATGTAAAGATTAAGGATGTTGATCCTGCAGGTAATAATATTATTATTTCAAATTTTGATGGTGTATTACTTCGTGGTGCTGAATCTAATGTTACAGCGTATGTAAATATTGTTGCTGATGGTACACAGGATACAAGTATAACAAAAACCCTTTATATTGATTATTCTTCGGTTGATAGTGCAAATACCGATCAAAAGAAATTTAAAGAAGGTGAAACTCTCGTATCAAATGTTGGTAATCTTGTAGTAGTAGCAACAAATGCCACAGGAAAAGGATCTGCTTTCCGTATTACAGAAGGCGTTTTATTCTCAAAAGAACATTTTATATATTTTCCAGGACAAGAAGTTATCCTGGATCGCTATAGTGATAATCCAACAGCTAAAGTTGGATTCAACATTGTTGAAAATATCATTGATTATACTGGTGATAGCACTCTACTTGATCCGGCTCTCGAATCTTCAAACTATTCTGCGCCAGGTGCTGATCGTTTAAAACTAACAGCAGTTTTGGAATCTCGTGCATTTGATGATACAGAAGGTGTTCCAAACTTCACAACCCTCTTTACTATTAAAGATGGTGTTATCAAAACAATCAATCAAAGAACTCAATATAGCATTCTCAAGGACGAACTTGCAAAAAGAACTTATGATGAATCCGGAGACTACTATGTTTCTGGTCTAGATGTTGAACTTAGAGAAAATAGAGATTCAGGAACAAATGGTGGTCTTCTTCCAGCTTCAATTGGTCCAGATGCTAATGTTATTTCTGTTCGTATTAATCCTGGTACAGCATATGTTAAAGGATATGAAGTTGAAATTATTAGTCCAGATTATTTAATTACACCTAAATCTAACACATATCAAAATGTAGCTTCGCAAATTGTATCAGCTTTCATGGGTTCTTATGTTACAGCTAACAATATGGCAGGTCACCTTGAACTTGATGAAGGTATAACTATTAATTTGCTTGACGTATATAACAGAAGAGTTTCAAATGGATTGTTTAATGGATTGCCTGTAGGTAATACTATTGGTACGGCCACAGTTATGAGTATTGAATATAATTCTGGATTCTTAGGTACGTCGGATGGTAGAACAGATATCTATCTATCAGATATTCGTATGTTAGGAAGTAATTCATTCACTTCTGTAAAGAGTTTGTATTATAATAACGGTGACGGCATTGCTGATTTTGGTGCTGATATTGTTCCGGATAGCACAACAGGCACAACAGTTTTAAGAGAACCATTCAATACAGCTTTACTTTACTATACCGGCTCAAACTTTACCAGAAAAGTAAAAGACAGTAGTGATGCATCTCGTACAGTTTATTACTATACTACAACAAAAGCTGTACAAATTACAGGCACTAATGATATTACTGTAAGTGATCTAGGATCTGATACGCTTCCTTACACAGATGCCTTGTCTACAACAGATAAGAGAGAGCTTTTCCTAAGTCTAGAAAATACATCGGTAAATATTGCTATGCCAGGAACAGTTTCGACTGTTGGTTCTGCAAACACTATTAGCGGCACTAGTACATTCTTTACTCGTTTGAATGCTGGAGAAAAAGTTCAGTTCTCAGGAAATTCTCTAATATTTACAGTTTTGAGCACACCTACAAGCGATAGTGGTCCCGATGCATTAAAATTAGTAGAAACTAATGGTCCAACATCACTTTCCGGTGCTACGCTTTTCAGACATTATGGCGCCGGTAGTTTTATTGATCTAGGATCAAAAAGTGTAACAACCGGTGAAGTACGTACTGTAACTGCTTCAGGATCACCATATAGCACAAGTCTTTCTATAAACTTACATGAACCTTTCCCAACACCAGCCGGCGTGTCTGCTTCATTATCATTTAGAGCAGCCAGAAGACAAGCTGTAGGAACATCTAAGACGCTTAGAGTTAATCGATATGTAAAAATTGATTGTTCATCTCACGTTGCAACAACTACTGGACCATATGATCTTGGATTCTCAGATGTTTATAGAGTAAAAAAGATTCTTAAGAAATCGGATGGAACTTATCCAACGTCAAATACTGACACTACAGCTACAGTCGTAACATCACAGTTTATATTTGATAATGGTCAAAAAGATACATTGTATGATATTGCAACAATTAAACCAAGATCAAATCTAAGCTCGGCAGATAAATTACTTGTTGAATTAGATTATTTTATACCTAACTTCTCAGAAGGTAAAGGATTCTATACTGTTGATTCTTATCCAGTTCCTGCCGGTGATATTATAACAGCGGCTGATCAAATAACTACCGCTGAAATTCCTATCTACACATCACCATCATCTGGTAAAAAATATGATCTTAGAAATCATATCGATTTTAGACCTGTAAAGACAATTACAGCGGCCGATGTGGAAGATCCTGCTAGTGGTAGTGTTTCAATAAATCCAGGAAAGTCAAGTTCATTTAACTTTACCGATAGTACACTTAAATTAGCATCACCTTCGTCTGAAATTACCTTTGATTACTCATTCTATGTTGCAAGAAAAGATATTGTTCATTTGAATAAGAATAAGATATTCTCTATCACAAGAGGACAACCTGCAACTCTTCCAATTTCACCTCAAACGCCATCGGATGAATTAGCGATAGCTGAATTAACTATTGCTCCATATCCATCTATTTCTCCATACTATGCTAAGATTATTGGTAGACAGGACATTGCATCTTCAAGTAGAAGACTTGCCTCTGTTAGACAGACAATGCGTGATCTTGGTGTTATGAAGAATCGTATTGCCAATCTTGAATACTATGCTGCACTCAGTCTATTGGAAAAGAGTGCTGCTGATATGTTGATTCAAGATGAAAAGGGACTAGATAGATTTAAAAATGGTATCTTTGTTGATACTTTCCGCGATCACTCATTAGGAGATTCAACAAATCCTGATTATCGTATTGTTGTTGATCCTAAAGAATATAGTATTCGTCCATTATATTCCATGCAGTCTATCAAGTATGATTACATACCAGAATCTGAGAACGGAGTTAAGAAAACAGGCGATCTGGTCACTCTTCACTATAATGAAGTTGAATATGCTAATATATCTTCTGTCACTGCAACATTAAATACAGAAAGATCAACATATCGCTTTATTGGCAATATGACTCTTGTTCCAGAAAACGATGTATGGATTGACACAATTACATTACCGCCTAATGTAGTTAATATCAATGACGCCAATCTAAATGGTTTAGGTGATGCCCAACAGGTTGGTGGTGTAACAACTACATGGAATTCTTGGCAAACTCATGTTACTGGATATAAAGTTTATAGTGGAACAGGTTCTACGAAGACTTTAGTTGGATCATATACAACTCTTAATGAAGCTGAAGCAGCCGCTCAAAATATCAGAACAACTGCGTTTGGTGCAACAATCGAAACAGGTTATCAAAATGAAAGAACAGGTTCGGAAGCTTATACATTTGCTGACAACGATAGTACTTCACTAGGAACTAAAGTTGTTAATACTGAAATTGTTCCATATATTCGACCACAAGTTCTGCTAGGATCAGTTACAGGTCTAAAACCTTATGCAAGTTTTAGAGTATTCTTTGACAATATTAATATGACAGATTTCACAAGACCAATAACTCTTAATGAATATACAAATCCTGCAGGAGTTGTAAGCTGGACATATGCTGAAACTGCTGAAATCTTAGCTAATGAAAAAGGTGAAGTGTGGTTCAGACTACGTTTGCCAAATACAGACAATCTAAGATTTACTGTAGGTACAAAACAAGTCAAAATTACAGATAGTTTAACAAACACTCAAGAAGAAACTTCTTTTGCATCAACTTCGTTTTTTGCTCAAGGTATGGTTGAAACAAAGCAGGATACAATTCTTTCGACACATCAAGTTGTAGTAAAAAATGTTCCTGTTTATGAAACAAATAATAGCGCAACATCCTCAGAATTGCCTCCTTTGACTCCTCCTAAACCTAAGAAGAAACCAAGAGTAGATAGAGATTTTGTTTGGCCAATAGTAGATAACAATAAAACCGACGGCAGCGAGACTGGCAGCAGATCGTGTCTTGCGTATGTAATGCCTATTAAAGTTCCAAGTGGTGAAGAAGGACTATTCTTAACCTCAGTTGATATTTTCTGTGCAGAAAGACATCCTACTCTTGGTATGTGGTGCGAAGTGAGAGAACTTGATTCTGGCGGTGGCATCACAGGCAATCGTGTTCCATTTTCTGCTGTATGGTTTAATAGAGATGATATTCCAGAATCTCTTGATGGAAAAACAAATCCATTGAATGTTGCGTTTGAATCCCCAATCTTCTTGTATGCTGATAAATCATATGCATTTATTATCCATCCAGAAGCAGCAAATCCAAACTATTACTTCTGGATTTCAAGAATTGGTCAGATAGATATTAATACAAAGCAGAAAGTAACAAGTCGTGCTTATTTTGGTGCAACATTCACAACAAATAACGACACAATCTGGGTACTACAAGAAGATGTTGATCTAACATGTAAGTGGTATCGCGCATCATTCACTGTAGGAACAGGAACATTTGAGATTGGAAATCAACCAAAAGAAAAGTTGTATCTATCCGGCGTTCAAGGTGGTTTAGAAGGATTTGGTGAACCATTTGTAACAGGCGATAGACTTACCTTAAATGGTGCAATTACGGCCAGTGTAGGAGACTTCATTATTGGAGCAAACACACAGGTTAACTCTGCGGTCATTAGCATTTCTGCTGGTACTTATAAAATGGCAAATATTAGATATGCCACTGATGAAAAAGCAACAATTAGATTTGGATCAAATGGAGCTATTAAAGGCGGCGTTGCTAACGCTGTCACAATCTCAAGTAATACTCGCGGAACTGGATTCCTTGAATACTATAAGGAAACTCCATTCGAAACTCACATGATTCTGACAAGTTCAAATGGCAATTTCTCTGTTGGAGAAAAAATATTTGATATTTCAGATGAAGGTTCAGCAACAATCAGTTCAATTGGAAATATGAGATATTCTGTTATAGATTTTGAACCAGCAGTTATTAACTTTGTTAGAACTGGCACTTCATATGAAATGAAGACATATGGAAATACAGCACCGTATTCAAATGATGCATACTTTAGATTTGATGCTGGAGAGAATTACACATTTAATTCAGAAAAAGCAATATTCTCTCGTTCTAATGAGATTGCAAATCTATCATCTGCTTTCTCTAATAAAATTAAAACCACAATGTCAACATCTACTGATTATCTGTCTCCGGTATTTGATATCGGTAGATCACATTCAATCATTGTAGATAATTTGATAAATTCAAATACTGTTAATGAAGCATCGACACAAGGTGGACAACTATTCAATAAGTACATCTCAAAGATTGTAACATTGGCCGATTATCAAGATGCTGAGGATATGAACGTGTTCTTAACAGCTTATCGTCCACCAGGCACAGATGTTAAAGTCTGGATAAAACTTTTGAATGGTCAAGATTCTGATCCTATGACTCAGAAAGTTTGGATTGAAATGGAAAAGAGTTTTGGCGGTGATAGCACATATTCTTCATTCTCAAACAAGAATGACTTTAAAGAATACAAGTTCCTATTACCAGCATTAACTTTGAGTACTGGTGGACTTGATCCTGCTGATGGAATATTTACATACAAAAATACTCAGTCGGTCACATTCAAAACCTTTAAATCTTTCCAGATCAAAGTCGGTCTTGTTGGAGACAATAGTGCTATTGTTCCAAGAGTCGCTGATCTAAGAACAATAGCATTGCAGCTTTAAAATTATGAAGAAAACTGAGATTCCAGGAATATATAAAGTATCTGAAGGTATCCTCGTTAACAGAGATAACGAGGCCCTTCAGAAGTATAAAAATAGACGCGATGCTATGAGAAGAACTGAAAGACAGATAAATACTTTGGAAGAAAAAGTATCTAAGATTGATAAGCTGGAAAGCGATCTGGAAGAAATTAAATCACTATTAAAAAAGTTGGTAGAATAGACAAATGGCATTAGCAAACGTAGCACTAACAGACACATTTGATGTGTGGCGCACTAGAACAAATCAGCTAGTCGTTCAAAGTAATTTTTATGAAGTTAATTTGCCAACTTATGCTTTTGCTAATAGCGTTGGCGCATCTTCTAATACCTATGCTAATTCTGTAGGTGCTGCATCTAATGCTTACATGATCGCTGTACAGAATGGATCTAATACGACAATTGGTATTGGAGCAAATACTTATGCTAATTCTGTAGGTGCTGCATCTAATGCTTACATGATCGCTGTACAGAATGGATCAAACACCGCTGTAGGAACAGGAGCTAATGCTTATGCTGCAACAGTAGTGGGTGGTTTTGCTAACACTAATGCAGCAAATGCAACATATCTAACTGTTGGTACAGTTTCTTCTGCTCGTATAGGGCCAGGTTCATATACAGGCATCACGGGTGTGGGCACAATTACCACCGGTGTTTGGAATGGAACTTCGGTTGCTGTTGCATATGGCGGTACAGGAGGCAATGATCAAGCTACAGCAAGAAGTGGTTTAGGTCTTGTAATCGGCACAAACGTACAAGCGTATAGCGCAAGACTTGCTGAAATTGCAGCACTTGCTCCAACAGCGGATAACTTTATTGTTGGTAATGGTACAAGTTGGACTCTAGAGAATGCATCCGCAGCTAGAACATCTCTTGGTCTTGGAACAATTGCGACACAAGCATCAGGTGCAGTAACTATAACTGGTGGTAGCATTTCAGGACTGTCTTCAGCATTTACCGTCACTGATGGCGCCGGCATAGTAACTTTAAATCCTAGTGGTGATATTTACGCAACCAGAACTGGTGGTACTACTGGCGCTATATTCTTAGGTAGTTCTGGATCTAGATATCTTTATTATGATGGTACTACCTATCAAATGCATGGCGCAGGTCTTAATTTAGGCGGCGGCTTCAGTGCAGCAGGCGATATAACCGCGACTGGTGATATCACAGCATTTAGTTCCGATGCTAGATTGAAAGGTGATATCCAAACAATTACCGAAGCTCTATCTAAAGTTAAACTAATCACTGGCGTTACATACGTACACAATGATATAGCCAAATCATTTGGATACACAGACGAAAAAAGACTTGCTGGTGTTCTTGCTCAAGAAGTTGAAGCGGTTCTTCCTGAAGTAGTAGTTCCAGCACCATTTGACGTTGCAGATGATGGAACATCAAAATCTGGCGAAAACTATAAGACTGTTAAATATGAGAAGATTGTTCCATTGCTTATTGAAGCAATTAAAGAACTGACAGCAAAAGTTGAAATGTTAGAATCAAGAGTTAAAGAGTAAAAAATGCCAATACCAACAGGTACAGCAGCGATATCTTTTTCGCAGATCAGAACTGAAATGAATGGTGGAAGCGGCGGCGCTTTTCCATCAGCAGCGACTCCGACTGCACCTCAAGGCACAGCAATGCCATTAAATAATGCCACATTTAGATCCAGACTTACGGATACTACTACAGGTAATCCAATTTCTCTTTCTTCTCTTCGCGGTAATGCTTATCAAAGATTTACTATTGCCGCAGATTATAATACCACTTATGATATTAGAACAGCATTAGTTAATACCGGCTGGACTACAACATCAAAAGGATCTGCTGACGTTGTGGTTAACGGAGGAATTTACGTTTCATCTTCATCAACAGGAGCATATGGAATGGATACTGGTGGTCCTTGGCCAGGACCATCTACTATTGTTGTTTATAATAATGGATTTATTTTAGGTATGGGCGGTGCTGGCGGTAATGGCGGCGAGGACGATTTTAATAATGCACAACCTGGTAATGCCGGAGGTCCGGCACTAAGAGCACAGCGCGCCATGACTTTAGTTAATAGCGGTACCATCGGTGGCGGAGGTGGAGGCGGCGGTGGCGGCGACGGCACTACAGGTGTTACTCCTCTTAATCC